CAGGCTGTAGTTGCTGGTCTAGTTGGCCAAAACTCAGTTGAAGCAGGTGTTACTCAGGCCACAGAAGGCGCATTCAGATTTGGTGAACAATTAAGATCAACTATTGGATTTGTCATAAGCATCAAGGATGAGTTATTTGCATTAGGTGCAATTATCACTGGAGTATTTGTTGCATCTAAGGTTGTGGCATTTGTTACTGCAATTGGAACATTAATAACAGCCATGAAGGCTTTAAGAACAGCAGCAGCCGGAGCAGGTGTTGCAACTGCATTTGCTACTGGTGGTGTTTCAGTAGGCGCAGCAGCAGCAGCTTTATCAGCTGTGGCAGTTACTTATGGTTTATCTAAATTTGCAGCTGGTGGGGATGAGGGTGATACAGGTTTTGGTGGTGGTGGGTTTGGTCAATTAAGTAGTTTGGGTTCTGCCGTAGGTGGAGCAACTGGTGGCGGTGCTGGTGGATTTGGTGGGGGATTTGGTGGCGGTGCAGCCGGCGGTGGTGGAGCTGGTGGCGGTGGAGCAATTGGTGGCGCAGCAGGTGCAACAAGCTTAAAGGATTTAGCAGATAAATTAGTGAGAGTCCAAGATCAATTTGCAGATCTGACATTCCAAGTTGCTACAGGGGGAATATCTAAGTCAGCTGCTCAAAAGCAATTTGATATTCTTGAAAAACAATTTAGAGTTTTAGAAAAACAAGGCGAAACTCTTGCTAAGAATCCAACTATTATTAACAACATTTCAATTAGCACAATTGATCCTGAAGGTGCTGCTAGAACTACTGCTAAATACATAAATGAAAGCGCAGCCCGATCAACAGGGTCAATTACCTTTGATGCAGTTAGAGCAAAAGCCGGATAATGTCTGATTTTTCACCAGTCTGGAAATTAACTGTCGGTGGTGTTGATTATACTAACATCGCTATTTCAGATGTTCAGCATCAAGCAGGTCGATCTGACATTTATCAGCAGCCACTCCCATCTTATATACAAGTCACTTTGGTTGCCTTAAATGGTCAAACATTACCTTTTGACATAAATGACAGTTTAGATTTACAGGTCAAAGATAGTTCAAACACTTATGTCAGTTTATTTGGTGGCGATCTTACAGATGTAACAGTTCAAGTCAGAAATACTGGTGCAGCAGCCACAATTATTGAATACACATTATTGGCAATGGGTTCACTTGCTAAATTAACCAAAGAAATTTGGGATGACAACATCCCGCAAGATGAGGATGGTAACCAAATATATGACATTCTGTCTAGCGTATTACTTGGAACTTGGAATGATGTGCCAGCAGCTTCACAATGGGCAACTTATGATGCGACTGAAACTTGGGCAAATGCGGTAAATTTAGGATTAGGCGAAATAGATCAGCCAGGTCTTTACACAATGCAACATCAACCGACTACAACTGACACGATTTATAACATTGTTTCAGATATTGCTAGTTCAGCATTTGGTTATATTTATGAAGCCAATAATGGAAATATCGGGTATGCCGATGCAGACCACAGACAAAACTATTTACTTACCAATGGTTATGTTGAATTAGATGCTGGTCATTCTTTAGGTTCTGGCTTATCAACAGTTATGCGCTCAGGTGATGTTAGAAATGACATATACATCAATTATGGTAATAACTTCAATTCACAGGTTACAGCTAGTGATGCCGCTTCAATTGCCCTATATGGCTACAAAGCTGAAAGCATCAATTCTAGGATTCATGGAGCTGTCGATGCTCAGGCAATTGCTGATCGTTATATTGATCAAAGAGCTTATCCAAGACCATCATTTCAATCAATTACTTTCCCAATAACTAACCCTGAAATAGACAACGCTGATCGTGATGATTTGCTGGGTGTATTTATGGGAATGCCAGTCAATATCAAAAACCTGCCTGCTCAAATATCCAATGGCGAGTTTGAGGGTTATGTTGAGGGTTGGTCATGGAGCACAAGATTTAATGAACTATTTTTGACAATCAATGTTTCGCCTGTTGAGTTTAGCCAAGTGGCGATGCGTTGGAATACCACACCAATTACCGAGCGTTGGAACACTTTAAGCCCAACATTAACTTGGGAATACGCTACAATAGTCGCATGAGGATAGGATAAAATGGCAACCACTACCAATTATAGCTGGACTACTCCAGATGACACCGCGCTGGTTAAAGATGGCGCAGCTGCAATTCGCACGCTTGGTTCATCTATTGATACGACCACAAAAAACTTAAACCCATCAACAACTCTTGGCGATATTGAATATCGTTCATCAACTGCTAACACAAACACAAGACTTGGAATTGGAACATCTGGTCAGGTCTTAACTGTAAGCGGTGGAGTTCCTGCTTGGGCTACCGCAGCAAGTGGTGGTATGACTTTAATCAGCACGACCACATTATCAGGATCATCCGTCACTCTTTCATCAATTCCTTCAACTTACAAAAATCTACAATTAGTGATCAGGGATGTAGCAACTGCAACTGATGATAATTATGTTCTTTTAAGATTAAATGGAGATAGTGGTTCTAATCGTCACGCTTCACTTTCTGCTAATGCTGCTGATTACACAGTTACTTTTAATAGTAACCAAATTGTAATAAACAGTGGAATAGATAATGCAGTTTTTGATGGATTAACAATTGTTGATATTCCAGATTATGCAAATACTGTTACACAAAAAATTGCACCAGTTCGAGGATTGTATGAATTTCATAGTTCAGGAACAAAAATAAGTGTTAATAGTACTATTTTTTACAATCAAACAAGTGCCATTTCATCCTTAGAAATTAACATTCTTTATGGAACTTTCTCAGGTGGAACAGCCCTACTTTACGGAGTTGCATAATGCCTAAATCAAATACACCCCAAGTTAAAATTGTTAATGTTGAAACTGGCGAGGAAATTGTCAGAGATGCAACTGCTGAAGAAATTGCTCAAATGCAATCTGATGTTACTGAAGTATTAGCAACTAGAGCACAAATTGAAACAAAGAAAGCCGAAAAACAAGCATTACTTGACAGACTTGGCTTAACTGCTGATGAAGCAAAATTGCTACTTGGCTAATGAAGCCTTACCTATCTAAAGCTGCTAAAACGCTACGCGACCAAATAAATGAAACATGGTTGGATCGCGATAAGCGCAGCGATGGGTGGATTTCTGATAGTAAACATGCACTTCGAAAATCAGATCATAACCCACGACCAGACGGAGAAGTTTGCGCGCTCGATATTGACTCTGGCCTTTCTAACGAGCAAGGGATTAGTCATGCTTTGGCAGATCAATTTCGACTCACAGCAAAAAAAGATAAGCGTATATCTTACATAATCCATGCTGGTAAAATATGTTCAGCAAAGTCGCTATGGCGTTGGGTCAAGTATGGCGGATTAAATCCCCATCATTCCCACATTCATTTTAGTTTCAAACCTAATCAAACTGGCGAGAAGTTCGACATCCCACTACTGAAAGGCAACTAATGAAAATCACCAATAAGCAAAAGTCAGTTCTAAAGTCTTACTTTCGTGGAGTGTTAGTTTCATTTTTAACATTCTTAGCAAGTAATGAACTTGGATTAGATCCAGTTGTATCAGTAGTTATTGCAGCACTTGCAGGGCCAGCAGCTAGAGCATTAGATAAGACTGAGGGTGAGTTTGGTGTTGGTTCAGAAAAATGACACCGAACGAATTAGTCGCATTTGGCGTTGGCGTTTGCAGTATCGCGGGCGCTTTATTGCTGGCTCTACGATGGGTTATTAAAAGTTTCCTAAGCGAACTTAAACCCAATTCTGGTAGTTCAATGAAAGATCAAATTACTAGACTAGAACAGCGTGTTGATGATCTGTTCACCTTAATCAGTAAGCGATAATTTCTGTTATGGCGAACACACGGAAACAACCTAAACGCAAAAAAGTTAATCGTCGTCGCGTTCGCCACACTCCTGAAATAAGCAAACTGGATCAATGGTATATCGTTAAACATGAGATATTCAAAACAGCCCGTAAGGCTGGATTCTCTGAGTCGGTAGCACTATATCTAATGGATAATCCTGACTCAATGCCTGACTGGATCGTAGGCGATAAAGGGATCATCCCAACTATTCCTACTCCCGATGAGGATGACGATTAAAGCCAATCGTAGGTATTTAGTAACGCCAGATCTTCAAATTCCACTGCACCATCCAAGAGCTGTTGCCAATCTGATTAAGATGGCAAAGCATGAGAAATTTGATTATGTATTAAATGTCGGAGATGAAATGGATCTCGGCAGTCAATCGCGTTGGGCAAAAAATACGAAGTTAGAGTTTGCTGAAACACTTGATGAGGAAAGAAAACTAGGCCAAGAGATTCTTTACGATCTAGGCACTACAGATATTGTCAGATCAAATCACACAGATAGAATTTATCAAACCTTGCTTAAAGGTGCGCCATCACTTATTGGATTGCCAGAATTAGACTATGCAAAATTTATGGATTTCGCTGGCTTAGGCATACGATTTCACAAAAGAGCTTATGAGTTTGAAAAAGGCTGGCACTTGGCTCACGGCGATGAAGGCAACATGTCTAAGCATGCAGGTATAACAGGCCTTAATTTGGCCAAGAAATGGCATTCTAGCGTGGTTTGTGGTCACTCCCATAGGCAGGGTGCAGTCCGACACCAAACTGGCTTAAACGGCCGTTATTCAACGATTTGGGGTATAGAAGCCGGTCATCTTATGG